ACGGAATCACCAATGATGATGACAATTCAGCGGCGGGACTCCGGGCTGAATCGTTTGCAGGGACGATCTGCGCTATGGCTGTCCCTCCTGCGGTCATTGCGCTTGCCGGAGAGATTAACGATTGGGTGGAAAAATACGGGGAAGCCGTGGAAAGCCCGTATCAGTCTGAAACTTTCAACGGATACAGCTATTCGATGAAAACCGGGGCGAACGGGACTGGAACAGCAAAGGTCGCAGGATGGCAGGATATTTTTGCTGACAGGCTGAACCGATGGAGGAAGATTGCCGTATGAGCCTACTGGATCAATTCACCGTTCAATGCGTGACCCTCAACAAACAGCGGCAGGATGACCCCTACGGGGGTTATTCCGTTGTCTGGACAGAGGGAGCGCACTTTGATGCGGCATGGGAGTATGACAGCGCACCGGAAGTGAAAGTTGCGGAGCAACAGGGGATCAAGCGCACGTATAGCATTTACGTGGACAAGAACTTTGACCTTGACTTCCATGAAGCGTTCCGGCGGCTCGACACGCAGGAAGTGTACCGGGTGACCAATCCAGGAACGGACAGAATGACCCCGGCAACCAGTCGGCTCAACAAGCGGCTCATTGAGGTCGAAAAATGGGAATTGCCAAGGGAGGAATAACCACATGAAAAAGGTGATCTGATGAAAAACCTTGCAATGGCACTCAAAACCTATTTCTCCGGTTTCGGACTCCCGGCATACACCACGGACTCTGTGCCGGATGATGTGGAGCTTCCCTATCTGGCGTATTCCCTTGCGGAACCGGAATGGAACCAAAAGGCAACGATGTATGTGCAAATCTGGAACAGGAGCCGGAGCAATGCCCTGATTCTGGAAAAGGCAGACGAAATCCTTGCCGATATCGGGGAAGGGAAACGCCTTGAAACGGATGCCGGGGTTGTAGTCATTTGGCCTGACAGTCCTGCACAGGTGCAGGTTGACGAAGACCCGGATTTCCGGTACGCATACATCAATCTTGGAATCAATAGTTATCAAATGCCGGGATCATAAGCCCGGAGAAAGGAAATGCAATGAACAAATTGAATCTTCAGCAGTTTGCCGCTCCGGGACTGACAACCCCAATCCGGGCTGACACATTCAAGAAGCTTCAGCTTAATGCAGGGGTTTTCATCAAGGATTTCTCCTTTGAGGGGATTGCTGATGCCACTGCACTGAAAGCCGCCATCGTGAACATCATTACCGGCGGTAACAATCCGGCGGGTACATTGCTCGGTGCAACCCGTGGCGGCGGCAATTTCAACGTGACCAAGGAACGGCGCACACCGAATATTGACGGAATGCGCTATCCGTTCAAGGGCAGTCAGTTCATTGACTCTGCCGATGCCTACATTGCAACCACACTGGTTGAGGTGACCCCTGAGAATTTCGTCCTTGCTCTTGCAACTGGCGAAAAGAGCACCAGTGGGAAAATCACCACCGTCACGATGCACACGGCGGTAGAGGATGGGGATTACCTGACCAACATGTGTTGGGCCGGTGACCTTGCGGACGGTCAGTTGGTTCTGATTGTTCTGGAAAACGCTCTGAACAATGCGGATATGCAGTTCACGTTTACCGACAAAGGAGAAGGAACCATCGGTGTTGAGTTCCACGCCTATCAGGATGATGTTGATGACTACGACATTGCGCCGTTCAGCATCGTTTTCTTTGACAAGGCATCTTAAACTATGACCCAACGGGGAGGGAGCAACTTCCCTCCCCTGTCCTTTTGAGGAGGAAAAGAACATGACGGAACGGAAAGACCTTTCTGAAAAACTGGAAATCATCGGCAGTATTTTTGAAATTGACGGCATGGAAGCTCTTGTCAGCAAGTATGAAGCCGGGATGGGCATTGTGAAATTCAATGCAATCACCATTCGGATTGAAGCCCTTCTGCTGAAGGAAAACAGGGCTATTGCCGATGAACTGATTGCAAAAAACAAGGGGATCACTGAAGAAGAAGTGGACAAAATGGATGACGGGGAATATTCCCTTGCCCTGCGGAACGCCATTTTGACGGATGTTGTAGGTTTTTTTCCATCATCTCAGCATACGGATGGGCAACAGTAACCCATGCCGTTTATGCTTATAGGCCGCTCTCACTGCGTTCACTGCGTTACCTGATAGAGTATCAGGTTTTAGGGCAGACGGCCCGATATGAGCGTTATACAGCAAATATGGCCTATATAATGGCTTGCGGAGAAAGAATCGACAAAGACAGGTCAGAAACATTCGGGGATCAGCTTGAAGCAATTTACCGGAACCCGTTCCAAAAGCAGAGTCAGCGGTTGGAGACGGCACAGGATATCAAGGATTATGTTGTGAAAATCTTTTCAGAATAAAGGAGCGGCATCATGGAACTATTTGAACTTTCAGCGAAACTGAAGCTTGATGACAGCTCTTTTAACAAAGGCATAGACAATGCAATGGGAGCCGGGGAAAGGCTGAAATCCAACCTTTCAGCGGCTACCGTTGCGGTTGGCAACCTGGCGGCGGATATGGTCCGCAAGGGCGTCAACGCCATTTCCAGCACGATCAAAGGCGCGATGGACGGCTATGCCAACTACCAGCAGCTGATCGGCGGCGTGGAAACCCTGTTCAAGGGCAGCGCAAAGCGGGTGGCGGACTACGCCAAGCAGAGCTACAAGACCACCGGGCTGAGCGCCAACGACTACATGGATACCGTCACCAGCTTCAGCGCTTCCCTGCTGCAGGGGCTGAAGGGTGACACCGAGGCAGCGGCAGAGCTGGCCAACACAGCTGTCACGGACATGGCCGACAACGCCAACAAGATGGGCACGGACATCACGTCCATCCAGAACGCTTATCAGGGGTTCGCCAAGGGCAATTATACGATGCTCGACAACCTCAAGTTGGGCTATGGTGGCACCAAGGGCGAGATGGTCCGGCTCATCAATGATTCCGGCATCCTTGAAAAAGAGATAAAGGATCTGGATGGGATCACCTTCCCGCAGCTGATCCAGGCGATCCATGCCATTCAGACTGAGATGGGCATCACCGGGACCACCGCGAAGGAAGCCGAGGGCACCATCCAGGGCAGCGCGGCCAGCATGAAAGCCGCGTGGACGGACATGCTTACCGCCATTGCCGGAGATGATGGCAGCGGCGAAGGGCTCAACCTGGATGATTCCATTAAAAATTTTGAATCGGCTTTCAACACCTATGTTAACGGCAACCTGATCCCCACCGTCAGCACCACGCTGCGGAATTCTCCCAAACTGATCACCACGGTCGCCGAAGCGATTACCAGCATCCCGCCCAAGGCGATGGCGCAGGCTGGCACCAGCATGACAGGCATCATCGAAGGGGCCGCGGACGGGGCAAAAAAAATAACGGATTGGATTATTGACAGCCTTACGGCGACCATCAACGACGTCGATACCAACCCTGAAAAAGTGGCTGAGATGGGCACCGCTGTCGGAGAATTTATCGGAAGTACAGTGGCGGATGTCGTTACTTCTGCGCCTACGCTTGTTCCGAAACTGTTCCAGGCGGGAGTGAATTTTGCCGGGAGTCTCGTTTCCGGGCTGTTCGCCGGTTTGACAGGCGCAGATGAAGGCGTGTACGGCGCGTTCAGCGATGCGGACAAGGAACTTTCTGACAGCATTCGGGAGGCGAATAAGTCGGCCACCGAGGCAAAGGGCGTCCTTGATTTTATGGATGGCCTTGTCAGGAAATATGGCGAGTCCGCGAAAAACACAAGAGAATGGAATCAGGCTCTGGAGCGGCTGGAACAGGTCATGCCAGGGGCAACTGAAAAGATCGAGGCCCAGAATGGGACGCTCAGCGATTCTATTCAGAACCTGCGTACTGAAGTTGAGCTGATAAAACTCCGCGCAACTACGCAAGCCAGGGAAAAAGCGCTCCAGGGGAAAAGAGATGCGTATTACGAGGCGGTCGGCGATCTCGCGGCAGCGCGGACGGATTTGGAAATAGCGCAGTCGACACGGACAAAAGCGCAGGATCAGCTGGTCCGGTATATTAAAAAATACAATCCGAACGCGGATATTGAATCCATTCTTGAAGGCGGGAACGTCGGGACGTCCGCGGCGTACGCCCTTATGAATTCCGGGCTTGACAAGAATTCAGACGAATACAAAGCGGCCAAGGATGCGATAGACGGTTTTTCAGATGTATTAAATGATAGCGATACACAAATTCTTGAGCTTGAAAGCTCCATCGCGGGCCTTGAGGAGCAGGTCAGTTACGCGGAAACAAGCTTACTGATGACTGAATCTGCGTTAACGGAAATGACCAGCGCCGCGGAGCATGCCGCGGAAGTCCTCGGAGGCCTATCCGCACCGGGCGGGTATGGAGGCGATCCGTTTACTGATGGCATTGACATGAACCCGCACCATCACGCGACCGGTCTGGACTATGTGCCAATCAACGGATACCGGGCGGAGCTGCACCGGGGCGAGGCCGTGCTGACGGCGGCTGAAAATCAGGAGCGCAGAAACGGCATGGGCACCGATGAAGTCGTAGGGGCGATTCAGGAAATGCGCCAAGATCTGCAGAATCTCCGGCTGATGGTCGGCCCGAAAACTTTCGGACGGGCTGTGGTGGATTACGGCGGCAGACGAGTGGATGGCTACATTGGACAGGCTGAAAGCCGTCTGGCATCAGGGTACGGAGCTTCGGGGAGGTGAGCGCATGAATCCATGGTTTATCTGGAAAAACCGCACAAGCCAAAGCATGGGGCTGTGGATCAGCAAGCTCCCCGATATTATTCGTCCCGCAGAACGCACCATGTCGCTCACGGTTCCTGGACGATCCGGCCAGCTTACCCTGCTGGAAGGCGAGGAAGTCTATGATCCATATACCCGCACCATCACGGTTGAGATGCCGAATGAGAATTATACCGAGGAACTTATGGAATGGCTCCAGGGGGAAGGCGATCTGATTGTCTGCACGGAGGATCAGATGGTCTACCGGGCGAGGATCGCCGCACAGGTGGTTTTCAGCAGAATTGGCAACTGCCTGATGCAGGGAAAGATCCCGTTTGAATGCCACCCTCTCAAGCGGCCCAGATACCCGGATGGATACGTTTTCACGGGAGCAGACGGGCAGACTATACGCAACCTTGGCAATGTAGCCAGCAAGCCCAAAATCACCATAACGGGGACGGGCGCACTTTCCATCCTCATTTCTGCTGGCGCAGACACCGAAAACCAGATGACGTTCGAGCATCTGCCGGGCGATTTGGAGATCGACTGCGATGCCGGTATTATGCTTACGACGGCAAAGACCTATGATGGCAATGCCTATTACTATGTCGGTGATTACTGTATCTATCAGGGTGGCGCGACCGCCACTTATGAATACGGCCTTTATCGGTTTACCACGGGGGATGATGTAGGGTCAAACTTGGAATGGGAATGGGTCAGCGCATATGTCGGCACAGATTTCAAATACGCATGGCCCGGGAAATGGACGGGAGACTACCTGCGCATCCCACGTGGGAACAGCCAACTGATCCTCAACGGCAACGCGACCGTCGTTATTGATCCGAAATGGAGGTGGAAATAATGATCTGCCTCTTTGAAAAAAACGCAACGGATTTCAGCGGGAACGGCATCATGACGCTGAACCCCATCAGCTGTGTGGTAGCAGAGGTCGCCGGGGGAAGTTATGTATTAAACATGCAGTATCCGATGAATGAGGACGGGAAATACCTCGCGCTCACGGAGGAACGCATCATTAAGGCTCCGGTTCCCCCGACACACATTCCGAAGATCATCCTGCCAAACGTGACCGTATGGGAAACCAGCGAGGCGACGAATCTGTATTCCGTCCTTCCCGCCTACCGCAGAGTGCCGGGGAGCGATGCACTCAAGGATGTGCGACAGAACCCGAGCAAATACGCATGGAAGTCCTACGTGTTTTACACCAAGGGGAGTTACGTTACTCAGGGAACGGAAATCTATCAGGCCAACTACGGAAACCAAGGGTACCTCCCGGGCGGGGCTGGCGCCGGGGACAGATGGAACCATATCGGCTCGATCAGCGGCGAGACAGACAGATGGGAGCAAGACGGAGGCAAGGTTCTGGAAATTCTTGCTGCTGGCGTACGAATTACAAAAATTGCCGATTATAACGCGAACTACATGCAGGTTCGTGCGCTGAGCGGCAATGTCGGTTATGTGCTGAAAAGCGCATGCCAGCAGGTTCAGACAGAGGACAGCAACAAAACCATTGACGCGCAGGATTTCGACCATCAGCCATTCCGCATCTATAAGATCGGCGGCGAGGATGACAGCGATACCATCACGGTTGAAGCCAAGCACATCAGCTATGACTTCCAAGGCAACGGGCTTTTGAACTGCGAGGTTAACGGTGTTGATCCCATGACCGCTATCTCATGGATCAAGGCTTCGCTGGTTGATGAGGATCAACGGCTTATTGCCTGCAACATCAGCGGCAAAACTGTCACGCAGGACTGGAGCTTCTGGAATCCCATCAATGCCCTGCTTGACCCTGACGGCGGTCTGGTTCCGGTTCTGGGTGCACAGCTTATCCGCAACGAGGCCAACATCTTCATCCTCAGCAATGACAGCCCGAGGCCGGGGATCACGATTGCCTACGGTCATAATATGCTTGGAGTCAGGTGGAGCCGGGACATTGAGAACGTCATCACACGGGTTCTGCCTAGATGCGGAGACGGCAATGACGGCTGGCTTTACATTGACAAGGTTTATGTGGAGTCTCCTCGTTCAATGGATTACCACATCCAGCGGACGGAAATGATGGACTGCGGGTTCGATGTCGGCGGCAAGTACAAGGACACAAATGGAGTGGAACACACCTACACCGCAGAGTCAGCCAAGGCCAAGATGGAGGAAGAAGCCCAGAACCGCTTTGATGTGGACAATGCTGATGCGGAAATCGTGGAGCTTGAGGTGGAATTCCTGCTCATCGGGGGCACCGCTGAGTATGCGCAGTACAAGGGCCTTCAGCAGGTGAACCTTTACGACCTCATCACCGTGGTTATGGACAAGAGCGGACAGACCGCTACCGCACAGGTCACGGAATACGAATATGACTGCATCAACCGCCGATACAACAGCATCAAGCTGGGAGACATCAAAACGATGGCAAGGCGGATACCTGGCTACAGGCTGAAACGGGCATCCATCACCTATGACAAGCTGGGAAACAGCGTCATCAGCAAGATCAAGAGCGCAACGAACATTTCCGGGGGTGAATCGTAATGGCAAGAATTGAAAGCTGGTTTGAACAGGACTTAAAAAAGCCCGTTATTCAGCGGTACATCAAAGGCAATTTCTTCAGCCTTGACAACGTGGGCAACCTTGTCGGCGTGAAGGTCTATGACAACGGTGCTGAGGCCACCCTGTCCGGCTCCGTAACGGGTTACTGCGTTCTGGCAGACGGCACTACTGTGCCTGTGTCTGGCACTCGCTCCGGGAATCAGGCATACATCCTGCTTCCCCAGTCTGCGCTTTCGATTCCCGGATACATCGGCATTGTGCTGAAGCTGACGGACGGGAACACGATCACTACCTTGCTGTCCATCATCGCCACCGTCTACCCGTCCCAGACGGATGAGGTCATCACTCCGAGCAGTCAGGTTATCACTGATTGGAGTCAGCAGATCAGCGTAGCACTGCAGGAAGTGGAGGACGCCAGCGCCGCCCAGGACGCGAAGATTGATGATTTAAAGAGCGCTTTGAACGAAAAAGCAAGCAACGCCAACGCGCTTTCTGGCGTTGGGCACCATGATATTGCGCAAGGCGTTTATTTTGAGGAAGAAAACAAGAGTGGAGGCAATCTGTATTTTAAATTTGCCAGTTATATAAACGTTTTTGTTGACGGGGCATACAATCAAATTCAATGGAATCGGGCTGTTACAGACCTTGAGGCCACGCTTGTTGTGACTCCGAACGGCGTGCCTGATTGCCTACAAATCCCCAATAATATGGCGCTCGTTTTCGACATCCCGTCCCGAAAAATGAAATATGTAGATCGAACGCAAACGAACAGAGATCAGGTTGTTTGGTTTTTTAACGCGTATGGCAGAGCAGAATGTTTGAATCCCGCATTGTTGCAAGCAAAAATTTTTCAGGTTAATAATCGTATCAATGCCGTTGAGGTGAGCACTCAAACGGCGTACTCGAAAGCCGCTAATGCACAGAGCGCGATTGATATACTGAACGATTCGTTGGCTCCCGGTTTTACGCCGATAAGGTTTGCGGAAGCGGCTGGACAAGCCGTTATCATCTCAGCAAAGGAAAACGCACAGATCAGTATAACCACAACCGCGAATACAAATATTTATGTTTCCGGTAAAAACATGTTGGGTACCTATAAGCTCAACAAATACTACACTGCAACAGGGGGCTTGGAAACAGGTTTAGGAAACGCGGCTTCTCCTGCATATCATGGCATAGCAGGTGCAAGCTATACGATCAGCGTCAATAAAACTGTGTCTAACATCGGTATTGTCACGTTCGATGCTTCCGGGACCAGAGTGCGCAGATACAATAACCAAAATACATCAAAAGTAACTGTTGCTTTGGACAGTAATGAAGCGTCCTTTGCCTGTTGGATCGCCGAAAAGAGCGGCAACACCGATCCTCAGACGGATGCCGGATTCATGGCATTGCAACCGCAGGTTGAATACGGCACGGAGAAAACATTCTACGAAAGCGGCACTGATCCTGTAAAATATACCGGAACAGCGGACACGGCAATATCGGTTACTGCACCAGCGGCAAAGAACACCTTGATTCAGGCCGTTGATGGCAGTATGCAATTGCAATATACGGCGAGTTCGCAGTTTGCCCTTAACGTATATAACGTAAAAACATACGGAGCCGTTGGCGATGGGATTACTGATGATACGCAGGCGATTCAAAACGCACTAAATGACGCACATATATCAGGTGGGGGAACTGTGTTCCTGCCGATAGGTACGTATTTCATCAACACAACTCTTTTTGATGCCAATTCTTCCGGCATATCGAGCGCATTGCATATTTACAACAATACTACAATGCTCATGGATGCTGGCACTGTGCTTCTGCGTGGGCCGAACGTAAACCACATGATTTACACCCACAACAATTCAAACGCTACCGGGTATGATGGAGCGTCAAACATCATAATCAGGGGCGGGGTAATCGACGAAAACAGCGAGGTTTCAAGCAATGACACCGCTCTGAACATTACGCACGCTTTTAACGTATTGGTGGATGGAGTTACTTTTAGAAATGCGTATGGTTGGCACTACATTGAAATAAATAGTAGCAACAATATTCGCGTGCACAACTGCAATTTTTTAACGGGAAACAATTCGGAGGACATCCAGATCGATGCGGCTATTGGTGCAGGAAATCTTGGTCAGTCGGACGGCACTGTTTGCCAGAACATTGAGATTTCCGGCTGCTATTTCAACAGCGGAGCGCATCCTGCGGTTGGCAACCATTCTGATGCGGCTCATCATGATATTCGCATTCATGGTTGTGTGGTTTACAATAACAATAATCGCGGGGCGTTTGCATGGGTAGCGCTGACACATGCGGTGGATATGTACGATAACACAATCTATGCTAACGTTTATGGGGCCAACTTTGCAAGCGCTCAGGCGGACAGTATGTTCCGATGGAATCGTTTGCTTGATGTGACAACGCCTGTAAATAATTGTACGGCGGTTGATAATATCATCAACGGCGTTTTTACAAGATGATTGTACGGTTTTAGGAGGAACGCGAAGTAATGAAAACAATCTGGATTGTATATTGGATTAAAAAACTTGGAGATTCTCCGGAAATTAATGCGTTTGGTGATCCGCAAGAAGCACAAGAATGTTGGTTGAAGCATTGCCATGACACACATGATTGTGATATACAACAGTTTCAAATTTGGATATAAAGGTTCATTTAAGTATGGAGGTATAGCATGGCAGTAATTGTAACGGATATGCAAATGCCAACACAGTGTTGGCAATGTGTTTTTCATTTTCGAATAGATAATGCATCTACTGGATGTTCAAGAAAACCCGCCGAAGAACCAGTGCAAGACGGGGATGAAAGACCGAAGTATTGTCCGTTAAAAGAAGTTGATTAAATAACACTTTAAATCAATCGGAGGTGATGACGATGCGAGACAAATACGTGCTTGCAATGCTTGGTGAAAAGCCCTTCACTACGCGCCCTGTCTGGCAATGGGACAAAGGCTTGGTGCTGACCTTCCCTGCCACATCGGCGGCGAAACTCCCGGAATCCTATGAGATGCATTGGAGCAATGATCCACGTGGGAGGGCCACCGTGCAGATCGGGAACAGGGACGGGGTGCTGATCCCGGAAGAGTATGTCAATACAGGTCGAATGGTCTACGGTTGGGTGTACGTTCCGAATGAGGACGGGTCTGCGCTGACGGTCTATGATATCCTTATCCCCGTTGTCCAAAGAGCGCAACCGACCGATTATGAGCCTACACCCGTGGAGCAGACGGCGATTGATCAGGCTATCTCCGCTCTGAATGCCGCTGTCCAGAAATGCGAATCAGCCGTGGACAAAACACCGCACCCGGAGAATGGCGTATGGGTTGTCTGGAATGCCGTAACTGGCGAGTGGGAAAGCACCGGGATCTCCGCACAAGGGCCGCAGGGCATTCAAGGCATCAAAGGCGACAAAGGTGACAAAGGTGACAAAGGCGATAAAGGTGATGCCTATGTCATCACTCAGGAGAACATAAACGAAATTGGCACACGGGTAGCTGCATCTCAGCCTGTGACAGATGCTATCAGCGAAGCACATGACGCCGCGCTGGAAGCGGAAGCCATCACTTACGGTACAAAAAACGGCGTTCCTGTTCCTGCTACTGATCCGCATAATGAAAATAATGCGAAGTATTATAGCGAGTTAACTCAGGCGGCTGAAAGAACCTCAACAGAGGCAATCCAGCAAAAAGGTGCTGAAGTTCTCGCCAGTATCCCGGCAGATTACACCCAGTTGAGCGGAGACGTTAGTGACTTAAAGAACCAAATTGACAACATCGAAACAGAAATTGAAGATGTTTATCTTGGGAAACCGATTGAAGTAAGCGGCGTAAATAAACTGAATCCAGCCGAGATAAAGCAAGGAACGAACATCAAAATTGACGGTAGCGAACAAGCATATGCGGGAGAAGATTCAACAGGCTACATTTCATTGGACACGACAAAGACGGGTGTCGCATTTACTGGCATGAATGCAGCAGGAACGGCAAGGGTATGCCTGCCTGTTGATCGTGTTCTTTTCTATAACAGCAGTAAGAATGTAACATCTTACGTTGACGGAGTTCCGTCGCGGACGGCGACCCCCATACCAACGGGGGCGGCATATGTCAGGATTAGCATTACTACGGGGTACATGAGTACACGTTCACCGATGATAGAATTTGTTGACGCTGTCGGAGAAATTTCCAGCACTTATGTAGAATACGAAGAGGCAACCGAGCGTAGCCATGGCCTTGATTACATTGATGAAACACAGCAGAATATACTGATAAGACTAACCGATGTTGAAGAAGCTGTTTCTCCACTTGGTAGCCAAGTGATTGCGAACACTGATAATATATCGACTTTACAGAACGATATTGATGATGTACTTGGAAACGAAAAAGCGATAGACACGCTCGGAGTCTTTGCGAGAGGCGGCATAAAATCTTCGACTGGTGAGTACGATTCGTATTATCAATATCGTGTTGCCACTCCGAATATTATCACAATATCGAAGGATTATACCATTGGTATTGCTGACGGTTTCAGGCTTTATGTCGCAACATTCGTAAACGGTTCTCTGTCCGATAAGGGATGGAAAACAGTAGGGTATGTGCTTGAAAAAGACGCAACAGTTCGCTTAATGGTGGCAAGAACTACAGAAGATTCTTCTGAGGTGGCGGATGCGGATACATTTTGCTCTAAAGTCACCGTTAGTTCATTGTCGAGTATGAGCGGTTATCAGGAGCAGATTGACAATAATACAAATCAGATCAGCAATATTGATGCGGTCATTCCTTATGGATTAACGTGGGATTGGTGGATTTCTGCAAACTGTGTTGATACGTTTGGAAACACATATATCGGATATGTAGATACAGACGGCTATGCGGGTGTGCTTCGCAGACAACCGGACGGGGTCATGCAATATAAACGCTTGGAAAAATCTGCGAACGATGACGATCACAATGGCATGGCAACGATTGTACTTGATGACGGTAAAATACTTGTGATCGGTTCCTACGGTCACTCAGTAAATAACCATATTATTTGCTATAGAAGCGCAGAGCCTTATTCCATTGACAACATGGAAAAATTGTCGTTCGACATTCCGCAGGGAAGCACATACGTTTATCACACCACATATTCGCAGATATTTGAATACAATGGTGTGCTGTTCGATTTCATGAGATGCACGATACTGGCGACTGGGGTCGAATCTGTTACCGGGTATCTGTGTTTGATTTCGTCTGATAGTGGTAGTACATGGACAGCGTACCAAGTGCTTACGTTTGGAGATCCGTATGTTGCGTTTGCACAATGTACAGACGATGAAAAGTATCTGAAAATGGTGCTTGGCGTCAACCCTGCCTCAGGGTCGTATACCTTCAAAGGTTGTGTGATTGATCTCAGCACGTACAAAATCTACGATCTGAACAATACAGAAATCGGTCAAATGATTCCGCTCGGCACAGGGACTTATGATGCTTCAACGATTGTAAATCCTGCTGACATGACCGACCTGATCGCACAGACCGAAAACGGCAAAAAGGGGCGTCTGTTTACAACCGCACGGACGGCAAAAGCAAAAACAGTTTTCCTCTATGCCACAGCGATTGATTCCGCAAGTAGCGATTTCACCTACAAGGTCTTTGACAATGGAACGGTCACAGAGATTGGAATGTCGGGTACTCCGTTTGGTAATGTGCATTATATCAGCGGGTCATGCTTCGGCAAGAACGTAGACACCATTTATTATGCAAAAGCAACAACCGAAAAAGCTGACGGAGATCATGAACTTCATAAAGTGAAAATCAGCAATCATGCGGTCGAAAGTGACACTATTATTGCCGAAGCGTCAATGTGCATCCTGCGTCCGTTGTTCCTCGGAAATGGTGAGCTTGCGACTGTGGTCGGGAATTATAATGACCAGAACAGTGATGGAACGTACAACGGATCATTTACTGACTGGGAGTTAAAACCGTTGTTTACCCATGCGTAAATGAAAGTAAAAGTAATGATTTAACGTACGTTTTAAGTAACCAAGACCCAGACGATAAAAGGGAGCGATTCACATGAAGAAGTAATCTTAGTTAGTCAGAGTTAATACTTCGCATTTTGGCAATTATGGGAAGGAGAAAAATCATGAGCGCAAGTGCAACAGCCCTTATCCGGGCGGCTCCCAAATATCTGGGAGTCCCCTATTCCGATCTTGACTGTCAGGCATATGTGGAAAAATGCCTGTCCGAAATCGGCATTCGTGAGAATCTCCCCGGTTCAAATGCATGGTACCGGCATATGACATGGACGGGAACCCCGGAGGAATGCAAGCGGAGTTTCGGCAAAATCCCTCCGGGAGCGTTCCTGTTCATCCTTGAGCATGACGGGAATGAACCGGAGAAGTACAAGCCGGACGGCATAGGGAACGCCTCGCACATCGGGATATATACCGGCATGACGGGCTACGAAATGGTGCAGATTGCCAAAAATGCCGGGGTGGAAAATGCTGCGAAGTACGACTTCGGTAAAGGGGCGGTCCACAGCAGTCAAAGCCGGGGCTTTGTCTGTACCAGTAACTTCAAGGGCAACAGCATCCGGGACGGTTGGAACATGATTGGCCTTTGGGATCGCCTATCCTATGATATCGACATTCCGGGAGAGGAAGTGAAGCCCATGACAGCAACAGTCTATGTGCCGAAAGGTGGCACAGTATTTCTGAGAGGTAAACCGTCACAAAAGGTTCCGTACATCTGCCGGATTCCATCCGGGGCGAAAGTGGAAATGGTCGGGGAAGATCAAAACGGATGGACGGCAGTCAATTATGACGGCTTAAAAGGCTATATGATGACGGAGTTCCTGATACCCGGCGATGTCACCCCCGGAGAGCAGGAGCAGACCGGGGACACCATCCCTGTTCAGCGGAAATGGCTTGAGGAAACATACGCCTACATTGGCAGTCTGTTGGGGGTGAAGGGCTGATGGTCAGTTGGGTCTGGATCGTGGTTGCCCTTGCTTTCGGTGTGTGGGTCGGATATACAATGGATTGAAATGACATTTTTGTGGTTTCGCAGTTTGCAGGACTGCGTGATAATGGTTATGGAAAGGGTGTGAAGCAGGATGCAAGCTGTGGAAGGGCTGACCCCGGAAATCCTCTGGTATTTCCTGATTGGTCTTGTAGGGATTGGATCGTTGATTGTGTTGGGGGATAAGGTTCTGGAAGTGTTCCGCAAAAAACACGAACGGGATGAATTGAAGAAACAGCCGGAGGATCAATTGGCAGAGAAAATCAGCGAGATGGTGCTGAAAAAACTGGAACCCCGATTTGCTGACATTGATAAAAAATTGGCGAATGACAATGCGCTCATCAAGACCCACACATTAGCCTTGGAGAATCACCGTCAGCAGATATCCGCAATCGAAAACGGGAACAAGGTTCTTTGCCGTGGTATCCTTGCCCTGTTGAGCCATGAGATTAACGGGAACAGCAGTGACAAGCTCAAGGCCAGTCAGCAGGAAATCACGGATTATCTGATTGAAAAATGAGAAAGGGGAATCATCATGAGTAAGGAAGATATCATTCGCAAACTGACAAGCCGGAAGTTTTTTGCTCTGGTTGCCGAATTTGTGAGTATGCTGATTATCGCAATGGGAGCGGCAGAGAATACCGCTGTCCAGATTTCCGCAATCATCATGGGAGGCGGTGCGGTGATCGCCTATATATTCGGCGAAGCGATGGCAGATGCCGCCGGGGCGAAAGCTGACATCCCTGATGTCGGATTCGTTGACACATTGCCGGAAGAAACGAAACCGCCCCAACAGGAAGAACAGTGAAGACGGAGGGCTGGCACAATGAGCGAGAAGATTCTGAGCGAGCAAGAGAAAATGGAAATGATACCGTATTTCGTGCATGAGGGAGAAATGACCCGAATGGAGAGGACGAACAAAAGGTGGTTTATCGCCTTTCTGATTGTCCTTTCAATACTGTTTGCAACCAATATCGGTTGGGTCATTTATGAATCTCAATTTGTAGAAGAAGTTGTCACGCAGGAAGTCGATACCGGGGACGGTGCGGCGGTAGTCAGCGGCACAGGAGATGCAATTTATGGCGAAGGTAAAACAGACGGTCAAGAGAAGAACCCGTAAAACGGGCGGCAACTCCGGCTATAAAAAGTGCACCATGTGCCACGGAACCGGGCGGGTGAAATCCAAATGACCCTTCCCGATCTGAGCCGGAGTGATATTGAATTGCTCATCCATGAATGGATCATAGGCCAAAACGCAGAAAGAGACAGGCAAATCCTCAGGAGGAGACTGTTTGACGGGATCACATTTGAACGGCTTGCGGAAGAGTTTGACCTGTCAGTGAGATGCACAAAGCAAATCGTTTATAAGGGTCAGGACAAGATATTCAGACACATCCCCGGATGACTTTCCGGGGGTGTTTTTTTATGCGCCGCAGAGATGCGGCTTTTTTCATTTTTGGGGCCGAAAGATGCACGAAAGATGCCCGGAATGGTTCTGGGGAAAGACCGCATAAAAAGGCAGAATAACGGCAGAAGGAGGGACAGAATGAGAAGATGGATTTGGTACAACCCTTCCCCTGCCGGACGAAATGTTGGTGATTGTTCTGTCCGGGCGGTTGCGAAAGCATTGGACACGGATTGGGAAACCGCATACGCAATGATTACGATGAACGGGTTTCTGATGAATGATGTTCCGTCCTCAAATGCTGTCTGGGGTTCTGTACTGAAGCGGAACGGCTTTCACAGGTCAACCATCCCGACAACATGCCCGGACTGCTACACAGCGGCCGATTTTGCGGCAGATCATCCCCGTGGAACGTATGTCCTTGGTTTCGGTACTCATGTCGCAACAGTCAAGGACGGAATGATCTATGACTCATGGGATTCATCGCAAGAAATCCCTGTCTACTATTGGGAGAAGGGAGATTAAACAATGGCAGTATTCGGAAACGGGTTCCCGGCAACATATCAGCCGATCTATTATCCGCAGATGCAGAACGCATATCAACAGCCGGGGCAAGGCATCCCCTCTCCTGCCCCTCAGATGGGTCAGCAAGGCGGCTCCGGCATCATCTGGGTACAAGGCGAGGCCGGAGCAAAGAGCTACCTTGTAGCCCCAAATAACACCGTTCAATTGTGGGATTCCGAAGCACAGGTGATCTATCTGAAAAGCACCGATGCAAGCGGTATGCCGAGCATGAAGGTGCTCGATTATACGATCCGGGACAATGCCGGGACGGTTCCGGGAGTTGTTCAGAATGCGCCGGAATACGCAACCAAGGGCGATCTGGAAAGCATTCGGGCAAAAATCAAGGAACTGCAGGAAGAAATCTCTGGTTTCGGCATCAAGAAAAAGCCTGTCCGGCTGATGAAGGAGGATGATGAGAATGAGTAATCCACTTTTCCAGAGCATGGGGCAATCTCCTGCCGGCAATCCGTTCGGGCAGATCATGCAGAGATTCCAACAGTTTCAGCGGATGTTTCACGGCGATCCACAGCAACAGGTGCAAGCCCTGCTCAATTCCGGGAAAGTTTCGCAAGAACAGTATAACCGGGCTGTCCAGATGGCAAATCAGTTGCAACGTATGATTGGAGGGAAATAAAAAAGCGTTTTCCGCTATCTAAGAAAACGCTTCTGACACCAGCTACGAACCATTCGGTTTTTCACTGGTTCGGATAAATTATATCACTGAAATAAGCATTGGTCAACGCAGACGTGTGATCGATCGATGATTATTGAATAAAAATGATTTCTTTCGGTGAGTGCGCATAACCGATTGGAATAAATAAACGAAAGGAATCATGACAATGGCTCTTACTGATGAAAACGGCATGGGAACGACCATGCTGGTACAGCCCAGCGGAATGGGCAACAACGGCGGTTTCGGCTTTGGCGATGGTAACGGCTGGTGGATTATCTTGCTGTTCATCCTGCTTGGCGGTTGGGGCAATGGCTTTGGCAATGGCTTTGGCGGCGGCATGGACGGTCTGTATCCTTGGATGAACCAGAGCAATAACATCAACGGCGGTTTCCGTGACCAGATGCTGAATGACAACATCACATCCATTCGGGACGGCGTTTACGGAATCCAGAATCAGCTGTGTTCCGGGTTTGCCGGAACCACGGCGGCTGTGACCGGAGCACAGAATGCCCTGTCTCAGCAGATGTACGGCAACACGATTGCGGAAATGGAGCGGAGCTTTGCGGCTCAGACCGCACAGACTGCCGAAATGACTGCCCTGCAAGCACAGCTTGCTCAATGTTGCTGTGACAACAGAGCGGCAACTGCCGATCTGAAATACACTGTAGCAACGGAAAACTGCGCTGACCGGACGGCGGCGGCTCAGAACACCCGTGACATCATTGATGCTCAGACCCGTGGCACTCAGGCGATTCTGGACAAGCTCTGCGCTCTCGAACTGGACGGCGTTAAAGGTCAGCTTGCGGCGGCTCAGAGGGAGAACCTTGGGCTTCAGAATCAGCTGAACATGGCTACCATGCAGGCTTCTCAGACTGCTCAGAATGCGTTCATTTCTCAGGGCTTTGCTAATGAGGTAGATGCTCTGTACAACCGTCTGAACTCCTGCCCTGTTCCCACTACTCCCGTTTACGGTCGGACACCGATTTTCACTTGCAACGGGAATGGAACTGCCGGTTGCGGATGCAACGGCAATTTCATGAACTGATGGGGGTGTAACGCATGGCGAGGTATATTACGGGGAGCGATGCAAATGTCGCTCTGAACGGAACCATTCCGTTTGATATCGTTTCTGTTCCATGCAACAGGGGCTGTGTTGTCCCTCTTGCACCCGGGACTGTTACCTTGAAGGGCGGCAACACCAACGGATTCGCCCGTTATGCTGTGGATTTGCAGGGAAACGCATCAATCCCAACAGGTGGGGCGGTGACTCCCATTGCGGTTGGGATCACCATCAATGGCGTTGTTGTGCCTGATAGTGTAGCCATCCTGACCCCCACCGCTGTTGATGATGTATGGCACTTCCACACAAGCACGGTTATCACTGTGCCGAATGGATGCTGTGTTTCCGTATCTGCGGAATATGTGGACGGTACGGAAGATGATGCCGCTGTTGTGCCTACCCCCTCAATCGCCGTGCGGCGGTTTGCATCGCTGACCGTGACACGGATTTCTTGAGGAAAGGAGGAACAATAATGGATTATTTATCTGAACTGCATGACATGTGCGAAACCCTATCAAGGGAGATTAAGAAAGCCAACGAGAAAATCCGGGATGCCGGAGGCAAACTGTCTGCCGGTGATCTGGAATATGTTGACAAACTGACCCACGCTCTCAAATCCGTCAAGGCTACTGTCAAAATGATGGAGGAAGAGGAAGACGGGTATAGTGGTCGGTATCCCTATATGGGCGGCGGCGTTTACAACGGATCATACACCGATGGCGGCACTTATGCCCGTGGACGGAGCCGGAACACTCGCCGGGACAGCATGGGCCGGTATTCCGGGGAGCATGGCTATTCCCGGAATGACCTTGCCGACAAAATGCGTGATCTGATGGAGGATGCTCCTGATGAACGCACCCGGCAGGAAATCCGCAGGATGATCGAAAAACTGGAAAACGCTTGATGGAGGTGACTGCCCTTGATTACGGAACATGATCTGCAGGAAGCAATTGCTGAATGCCAAGGGCAAAGAAACCCAACAGCAAGCACATGCATGAAACTCGCCGCATTTTACACCATCAAAAGGGAGATGTTCGGGGAAGAAAAGCAAGCCGAGCATCTCCCCGGCTATTCATTCTCCCCTGCCCCACCCGTCACAGATTCCCTGATTGAGAACACAGGCGAAAGTGAGTTCGCCCAAATTATCAACGGTCGGCGGCAAGAGGAAGTCTGGCCTTTGCTTGATGAGATGATGGATACATTGCAGATGATCCACCCGAAACTGTATCATGCGGTCATTAACAAGCTCCGGTGAAAACCGGGGCTTTTCATTTTCTCAAAAAATTTTTGAGGAATTTTTAAAAAACCTATTTACATTTAATATTAAATGTGCTATAATAACATTGTCAGAAGGGGAAACCCACTGAACACAGAAGGAGGGCTTACACAATGACCATGAAGCAGAAGTTGGAGATTCACCGCCAGATCAAGCGGCAGAATCAGGAGAACGTGAAGAAGCGGAAGGAGGGGAAATAAGATGGCAATCACTAATCAGCAGATCATCTTCAACGAGCAGATGCGCCTTCTGGATGCCGGGCTGATCTCCGGCACTGGTAAAATGATTACAGTTGAAACCGCTGACGGCGAGATGCTTCTTCCCGAAGCAGAACCAATTCATACTTTCCAGATGTGGAAAGCTCTTGGATTCCGTGTAAAGAAAGGAGAGCACGCCGTTGCCCGGTTCAGCATCTGGAAGTATACCGGAAAGAAAGCAGATGAAGAAGTCGGTCAGGATGCCGAAAAGGGACACTGTTTTTTGAAAGAAAGTTGCTTCTTCTCCCTCTCGCAGGTAGAACAGATAGTGTGAAGATGTGCCGACCGGGGGCGGCTAATCCCCCGGAGAAAGGAAATATCATGAAAAGGTTGGTAGTTGACGAAACCCACAAGACAATTTCTATCACGGCTTATCTGAAAGACTTTATCGGAGATACGGCAAAGTGGAGAGAAGCATATTTCAAGATGCTGAGTTGGAAAAACACTTGGGGGCTTGTGTACCAGATTGATTTGCTTGAAAGTAGTGCTAACGGTGTATATATCTGGCTTGTGTTGCATGAAGCCTGTGATGCAGACCGTACAATATCCATGATGAATGAATTTGGATACCAGAACATCCAGACCGCACAGGTTACCGTTGGCGAGTACGAACTTGATTGCGATTATGACTACGTGTTTGAAATGTGACCTACAGACCGAGCCGGGGCGGTATATCCCCGGCAGAAAGGTGTCCGAAATGAAGATTGACAGCGCAGATTTAATCCGAAAACTTCCGGCGATGATCCAAGGCCGGAGGATATTTGCCAAGATGGCTGACGGGGGAAATTTCCACGTTGGGGAACCGGATAACTGGTGCCTGACGTTCAAGGACGTTGTAACAGCGATTGAGGATTATTGCGAATATAAGCTTTCCGGGCGGTTTTCTCTTTCGGCTCCCGTTGACGGTAACTGGGACGTTATGAACGCTTACAAGTACGATGACCCGTTTAAGGAGGATCTCGATGCAGATAACCATGAATAACGGCAAGCTGACACAGCTTTTCCCCGGAAACGGTTTTCTGCTGAACGGTCAGGTTTTCGTCTATGAGAAGTACGAAAACGGGAACTGCGTGATCCGTGACACGAAGAAGAAAAACCAGATTTACGTATACGGCTATGAAGGGCTAAAACGGACGGTCAGGCAATACGGTTATGAATTGATGAAGGAGGAAGAACAATGAGCATAAGCACGAAAGAAAAATACCTGCTGAATATTTTGACAGAAATTAAACGTGAAATCATCTGTCAGAACGTTTTGAAAGAGAATCGTCTTACTGCAGGAAAAGATATTACGGATCATTATCACTTCACTGACAGGACAATTGATAAAGTGCTGACTGTGATGCTGATCCTCATGGGAGACGATGTGCCGAATAACGGACTTTATCATTACCGGGATTATAGTGTGCTTTATGGAATACTTGATGATGATCCGAATTTTAGCAGAAATTCATAAGGAGGAAGAAACATGATACTTACTTTCAAAGGTATTGATTCATGGGATCGCCCAGTGTATGAAGACCATGAAGGACGGTTATGGAAGGATACAAACCCGATGGAAGATACAGAACCAAACCTTTGCTCGGCTTGCAATAACGATTTTGACGGTGAACCAGACTGCCCTTTCCACGGGGATTATACTTTCTTTCCTTTCCGAGCAGTATGGGGACACGGGCGGCAACGCTGGAAATACATAGAACAGGAGGCGTAACGATGTGGTACGTATATTACAGGCATCTTTCCAGCGGTCGGGATGATTGCGTTAATCAGACATTTGAAACACCGCAGGCCGCAATTAAGCATATCGCGAAGTGCTACGCCATTGATAAAGACCTGGGTCAGCTTGGCGAATATTATTACTTCATGAAGAAACACTGAACTGAGCCGGGGCGGTATATCCCCGGCAATTGACAACAGAATCACGGCGATGATATGATATGAGCAGAAAAAGGAGGGCATAAACAATGACAATCAAAGAGTTGGCTCAAAACTGGTTGGAGAACGATAGAACCGGAGACTATGAACGGGAAATCACATTGGATGAGGCGGCAACCTTTGTCGGGTACATGGACAATGATACCTTTGCTGAACTGGATGAAGAAATTACGCCTGAGAAGTTCCGGGATGCATGGAATGAGATTATCAATTCAACCAGAAGACAGTAGATTGGTTAATGGAGTTGTTGTAAGATGCCAAGGAAAAAAGGAGATTTCGACAACAAGGCTTATCAGAATGAATATCACAAAGCAATGAAAACAAAACTGATTTCTTTCAACCCTGCAAACAGCCTTGATATGGAAATCTGGAAATACCTACAGACAAAGGACAATGTTACCGGATACATAAAGAAATTGATCCGAAAAGACATTGCAGAACAAAAGAAATGAATAATACCCTTCCCGGCTGATTGCCGGGATTTTTTATTGATAATTGACTACCGAATTGACTACCAACTTTGGACATTATTGATGATTTTGATATGATTTGGACATCGCCAGAACGGCAACAGAAAACCCTTGGGGCTTTGATCCCCAAGGGTTTCTTGATGTGGCTCAAATAGGACTCGAACCTATGACACTCCGGGTATGAATCCATTTGGCAGATGATTTCAAACCCCTTATTTTTCAACTGTCTCAGCAGTTTCATATTTTTCCTGACTACCGTTTTGACTGCGAATCAGCGATTTTTTCAGCCTTTCCGCTTCTTTTTCGCTCCTGTCATCGCTTGCCTCATCATACACCCGGAGGATCATTGTTGCATCTGCGTGACCCATCCACCTGATGCAGGTATGCAGTTCAATCGGGGGATCAGCATCCCGGCACATGCAACAGAAGGAATGCCGGAGATCATACGGCAGGACGGTAAAGGGAATCCATTCCGGGAGCGGCTTCCCGGCGGCAATCATGGCTTTGTGTTCCTTTGTCCGTCCGTACCATCTGCGCTCCATGCCGTTGATTACTGTCTCCATCTGATGGACATAGGAGTTCCATACCACACGCCAAGTATCCACCGTCACCCGTTCCCCGTGGGCAGATGAAATCAGATTCCCTGTTCTGCCCTTCAATGCATCCTTGAGCGGCGGCAGAAGGGGGATTGTCCGGTTGGCCTTGTCTGTCTTCCCTTCCTCTGTGTATTCGTACCGTCTCCCGTCAAGGTGTGCAGTTTCCCTGACTGTGATTGTCTCCGCTACAAAATCCACATCCCGTTCGATCTGGATGGCCTTTGCTTCCTGTGGGCGTAATCCTGCATAAAGCATTGCCATGACTGCCGGATAGGCCCTGTGATCCGTGCAAAGGGTTTCGATCCAGTGCCGCTCCTGCTGTGTGATCTGCCGGTGTCCGTTGTAGGTTCCCTTGTGCGGTTTGGCTGTCTTATCACGGGCCGGATTGGTGCGGAGATATCCATCAGCAACGGCAGAATCAAACAGGGATGAAAAAAGCTGTTTTCCTGCCTTGATGTAAGAGTTGGACAGGCCAAGGTAGGATGCTGAATAAATGGATTTGATCTGAGACGGCTTGACTGTGTTGATCGGCACATCTCCCAAGAGATCGGTTAGCTTTTTCAGATGGCATTCCAGACCGTCAAGGGTGGATGCCGCAACGGTCGGGAACGCTCTTTTCAGCCAAGCGTCCCCGTACTCCCTGACGGTCGGGATGGTGGGCCGCTCCTGCTTTTCCGCTTCTTTGTAGGCATCCCGGAGGGCGAATGCTTCTTCCTCTGTGTTGCCGTAAAACCATTCCCCTTTATACCGACATGCGAACCGTCCGTCCTTCCTGCGCTTTAGATGCTGTTTCTTTGCCCTTGGCATCAGATCAACCTCACATAACCAACAGCAAGCCCGATTATTCGCACTTCTGCCGCTTCTTCTCTCTGGTAGATCAACGGCGAATAGTCCTGCGAGTTGTCCGGGATCAGCATCACGCCGTCAGGGATGCGGTGAACCCGTTTCAGTGTAGCTTCTGAGCCGATGAGAACAGCGGCAATTTTCCCGTCCGGGACTTCCTCCTGCTGACGGATCAAGACCAAATCCCCGTCCATGAATGTCGGTTCCATGCTTGTTCCCCTGCATCTGAGGGCAAAGTCTGCCCGGATGCCGTCCGGCAGATCGGCATGACCATCCATGTTTTCCTCTGCCGTGATGGGATCACCGCAAGCAATGTCTCCAAGGATCGGAACGGCTTTCCGCACAAGATGCAGAAACCCCGTTGGCATATCTTCCCCAAGGAGGTCTGAAACCGGACAGTCAAGAGCGGTGGCAATTGCTTGCAATGTGTTTTCCTTTGGACTGGAAGCGCCGTTAATGATACTGCTCAGACCTGATTGTGATATCTGAGCGGCTTTCGCAAGTTTGTTTTGGCTTATCTTCTTCTCCTTCATTTTGATGCTTATGCGTTCTCCGACCGTCATCATTTCGCCCCCTTATTTCAAGCAATCGAATTTTCTATAATAATTTTATCAAAATTTTATCGATTTATCTATTGATTTTTTACCGAAGTTTCGTTATAATATTATCGAAATAACGAACGGTTAGGGGGTGATTGGTTGCTGAAGGACATCAGAAAACGGAAAGGGCTGAGCCAGTCCAAGCTTGCACAGATTACGGGGGTAAAGCAAGGCGTGATCTCTTACATCGAAGCAGGGCGGACGAAAGCCCCACGGATTGACACCCTGCAGGCCCTTGCAAAAGGTCTGGAATGCAGTGTGGACGATCTGGTTAAGCCGGGAGGTGATCTGGATGATGGAAAGATTGCTTAGTGTGCAGGACATCATGAACCGTTACCAGTGCTCCCGGCAGACGGCAGTCAGACACATCAGACGGATGGAACACATGGAGAAGCCGCTGATGGTCACCGAAAAGGCCCTGACGGCTTATGAACGGCGAAAGACGGTCAGACCGCCGGAAGTGATCCGGGCAGAGATGATGGAAGAAAGAATCAGGAGGAGGGCTTAACATGAACAGACCAAACCCGTTGGGGACAATCCCCTATTACGATTCCAAGCACAGCAGACACCCAGAGCGGATGAGAATCAGCTTTGATGACGGCAGTACCGCAGTTTACGAAATCAAGCCGGAATCCCCTCATCCGCAACTGGTTGCCGCTGTGACGATCATCCGTGCATGGGATGAGGAAGACTGGAAGGGCTACAAACCGCCACGGCTCCGGGGGTGCTTGGAATGAGGAAGATCAACGGAGAGTATTACCGCCGATTCAAGGCGCAGACAGGCCGGGTTTATTGGGTGCGTATGAGCCGGGAAGAAGTCATGGGAGAAGACCTTTACCGCCTGTTGATGGTGATGATGCCGCTTGCGATGGTATGGATCATGGCATGGGCGGCAGGGATGATCTGATGAAAGAGGGCGTACACAATGACAATCAACCTTAACATTATGTGGTTTGACCGGGACAAAATGACTTACGGGCCGGATTTTGACAAGGAGCATCATGCAACGGTAAGCGGTGAAACCCCCGCCGAATGCATGGAGAAATATTATGCTTTGCAAAACACCCATGATCTTAACAAGTTTACCCGGATGGAGATTGCATTTATTTATTAAAAAACCCGTCCGGCGATCACCCGGACGGGGAGGCTGTTGAGGGCTTACACAACAAACCTAACAATGACAGGATACCACAGGTAGTGATTCCTGTCAAGAAATGGAGAAGTAAAAAATGACTTGGATTGATGAAGCAATGGGATTTCGGACGGCTGAAATGGATGCCGAATGTCTTGAAAAGATGGATGAACTGAAGGGACAGGCAGACATTAAATTCGGTGATCTGATTGGTCTGTTGGAGGAAATTGCTGATAACTGCGAGATGGACAGCAAGAACACAGAATTTTTTCTGGACTGCGCAACCGCTCTTGAGGAAATGCGGCACAGCATCGGGTTAGCAATGCAGGAACTGCATGAGAAATATTAAGGAGGGCTACACAATGAAAAAGATTATTGCCGAACTTTCCCGGATTCAGCAGGGGCTGAAAGCACCGAAGAACATGTACAACAAGTTCGGGAATTACTATTACCGCAACGCTGAAGGAATCCTTGAGGCGGTCAAGCCGTTGCTTGGAGAAACCGCTCTCATTCTGAATGATGAGCCTGTTGTTATCGGCAATCGGTTTTACATCAAGGCTACCGCAACATTAACTGATGGCGATGAAAGCATTTCTTCAGTTGCTTATGCCAGAGAAGATGAAACCAAGAAGGGCATGGACGGATGCCAGTTGACGGGGGCTTGCAGTTCTTACGCCAGAAAGTACGCTCTCAATGCTCTGCTGATGATTGATGATTCCAAGGACAGCGATGATGACGAATTGACCCCGAAGAATCCCAAGAACAATGAGGAGCCGGAAAAGAAGAAATCGTCTGAACCGATCAAGCCACCTACCCCGTCTGTGGAAGTCACTACCGGAGGAACAACCCCACAGCCTGTGCAATTGACTGAGGCTCAGAAATACCTTGGGCAGATGCAGAAGCAGATGAAAGATGAATTTGGGGACGGATTCGATTTTGCCGGGATTCGGAAGGATTTGATCAAGCAGAAGGTTGTCCCGGACATCAAGTCAAGTGACTTGAACATGGAACAGGCCGCTGATTTGGTTGATGCGATCTACAAGGCAATGCGGAGGGCGGGATAATGAACGGGCGGCTGACAGGGTTCTCCCTCAACCGTGACGGGACACAGAACATCACCGTCACGGTTGCCGCCGATTTCGCTGAAACCTTTGACGAACTGAAGGATTCTGAAATCACGGTTGAGATCAAGAAAGCCCGGAAGAAACGGAGCCTTGATGCCAATGCATATGCATGGGTGCTGATTGACAAGATTGCCGAAAAAACCGGGGTCAGGAAGACGGAGGTTTACCGGAACGCAATCCGGGAGATCGGCGGCGTATCTGATACAGTCTGCGTGGTTAACAAGGCCGTGGATCGGCTCCGGGAAGGTTGGGAGAAAAACGGGGTCGGTTGGCAGACGGAGACGATGCCGAGCAAAATTGACGGGTGTACAAACGTGATTCTGTATTACGGATCATCCAGTTTTGACAGTAAGCAGATGACAAGCCTGATTGATCTGCTGATTCAAGATGCTGAACAGCTTGGGGGGATTCCCACGATTACACCACAGGAGGAGGCACGGCTGATTGGTCAGATGGCAAAGGCTCCCGACAAAGTACGGGAACAAAAAAATCCAGTATGACGGCAAGACATTCGACAGCAAGAAAGAAGCGGAGCGGTACTGGGTGCTGAAGATGTTGGAGGATGCCGGAGATATCACGGATTTACGGACACAGGTTCCGTTTGAACTGATTCCCTCTCAGAGGGGCGAGGATGGCAAGGTCATTGAACGGGCGATAACCTACATCGCAGACTTCACATACTGGCAGGACGGTCGGTTTGTGGTTGAAGATGCCAAGGGCTTTCGTACAGAGGTTTACAAGATCAAGAAAAAGCTGATGCTTCACACGCACGGCATCAGAATCAAGGAGGTTTAGTAGATGAATCGGCTTACCATTATCGGAAATCTTACCCGTGATCCAGTCAGCAGAACCACACGGAGCGGTGAGACGGTGTGTAACTTCACGGTTGCCGTCAACAAGCGGATGCCGGACGGATCACAGGGAGCGGATTATTTTGAGGTTTCGGTCTGGGGTGACCGGGGCGTGAACTGCCAGAAGTTTCTGGCAAAAGGCCGGAAGGTTGCCGTTGTTGGCCCGGTTGGCCTTGACACCTACGAAACGCAGGACGGGCGGCACGGAGCCAAATTGACAGTCACGGGATTTGAAGTTGAGTTCTTGACCCCGAAAAACAGCGTTGCTTATCAGGACACAGAACCGGCAAACCCTAATCAGGCCGCTGTGATTGATCAACAGAGCGGCATGGAAGTGGTTGAACAGGAAGAACTTCCGTTCTGATGGGGGTGCTGAGATGACACAGAATCAGAAAATCCTTGCCTACCTTGATGCACACGGGAGCATCACACCGGCTGAAGCGTTTCTGAATCTCAGCATTCTCCGGCTTGCATCCCGGATACACGAACTGAAGCGGATGGGCATCAGGATTGAAAAGACGATGGAATCCGGGGTGAACAAGGACGGTGATCCTGTGACTTACGCCCGGTACAAAAAGGCTTGTTAACACGATGAGGGCTTACAGAAAGGCGGTTTAAATGATGGCGAAAGAATATGTTCCTATCTACCTTGACTGGACTGAGAATACTCAAGACCTGACAGCGGAAGAAAAAGGCAATCTGATTGATGCCGTGATCCTTTATGCATCCGGTCAGGAATATGAACACCTTCTAACCGGTGGAACAAAGATTGCATTCAGGTTCATGAAGGGACAGATTGACCGCAACTCTGCCATTTCTGATGCACGGGCGAAAGCCGGTTCCAACAAAAAGGAACAAACTGGAGCAAACGCCAACAAAACGGAACAAACCGGAACAAACGATAACAAACCGGAACAAACCGGAACAAAATCCCCAAAAGAAAAAGAAGAAGAAAAAGAAGAAAATAAAAAGAAAGATAAAAATCTTTCTCTCCCTCATCCGGCGGCTGATGGTTTCGACCGTTTCTGGGCGGCATATCCACGGAAGACAAGCAAGCAGGATGCCAAGAGGGCTTTTGACAAGCTGAAGCCTACGGAAGAACAGCTTCAAGTCATGCTGTCTGCGATTGAGAGACAGAAACAGAGTCAGCAATGGCAGGATGCTGACGGGCGGTATATCCCCCACCCTGCCACATGGCTGAACGGCAAGCGGTGGGAGGATGAACTTCCGACGGCAAAGGGTTCGGTTGGGGGTAAGGTGACACCGATCCGTCAGGTGGTGGCTCAGAATTATTCTCAACGTGACTATTCTGAGCCGTATTCGTCCCCTGAGGACATGCTTGCGGCACTGAATGAGGAATTGGGCATCCAAGGAACGGGGGTGGGTGTATGACCCCGAAAAACGCAAAAGAACGGTATTCCGGGACTGCCCTGTTCCCTGACGGTCACAGCGTGACCGCTGAAGGGAGCATCCAACAGGTGGCGAATTGGGCAGACAACATCATCCGGGCGAGCGAAGAAAGCATCACGATCCAGATCAAAAGGTTGGACGGTGATTGCGGTGGGATTTAATTACCCGGCAACGCTCTGTTGGGACTGCCGGAGGGCTTGCGGTGGCTGTTCATGGGTGGACGAGTCAATCCCCGTCCCCGGATGGGATGCCGATCTTAAGCCGATCCGGGCAGACCACATGAAAAATGCCCTGATGGTTGAATCCTATTTCGTGAAGCGTTGCCCGGAGTTTTTGCCGGACGGAGCGGAGCGGCGAAGGTCATGCCGTGAAGAATCCATGCAACGGGTGCACAAAGCGGAAACTGATGTGCCACGGGAGATGCAAACAGTACAAGGATTATTGCAAGGAACAGGAAGAAAAACGGGCAATGCGGCTTGCTGAGACTGAGGCGCAGTACAGCCGGAACCCGAAAAGGCCAAGTCTGAAATTCCGGTGGAACGGTCGGAAGTAAAACGGATTTTAGGAGGAATACGAAACATGGATGATTTGATTAGCCGCTCTGCTTTGCTGGCGGCATATGACAAGGCTCATCAGGGGCCTCCCGGAGGGGCGAGAAAGCTGATTGAAAACGCACCTGATGCCATTGTCCGGTGCAAGGATTGCATGCATTCGTGTGACTATACAGATATTTACCCTTACCATGCATATAAATGCATAAAAAATGGCGGTTATCACAATGACAGTTGGTTCTGCGCTGATGGAAAACGAACTACCGAATAAATCTCGGTAGTTCGCATAAGGAGCGAAAGAAGATGGATGACATGAACACGGAAAACCCGATGCCGGATTGCTGTTATGAATGCCCTTATTTCAAGGATGCAGTTTACGGCAAATGTGAATTGCATGAAATCTGGTACGGGATCGAGGATCGGCAATGGATACGGAAACAGCGGCCCAATTGGTGTCCATTAGAAAAAACGGAGGGAACAGCAGAATGACATTGAATGAGTATCAGGAACAGGCAGGGAGAACCATCAACAAGGGACTGACAAAGCAGGAAGCACAGAATCACGCTCTTTTTGAGATGTGCGGCGAGTTGGGAGAAATCCACAGCATTTATCAGAAAGTGTATCAGGGGCATCAGATCAAGAGGGTCGATTTGATGCTTGAAATCGGTGATCTGATGTGGGGCATCGCTGAACTATGCACCGTCAACGGGTGGTCACTGGATGATATCTGCCAGATGAATATTGAAAAACTGATGGAGCGATACCCGGACGGGTTTGATGTGGAACGCAGTCTGCATCGGGAAGAATGAGCATAACGGGTTAAGGTGTGCCGGTGAGCAACCACCCGAAATGCCGGGAGAGGGTCACAACAACGTGCAAAATTTAAAAAATGAAAGGTAGGTGAAAACCCCCTGTCAGCTTGTCAACAACACCCTCTCCCGTTTTATTGTCATTATTGTCCTTGCGGCTTTTTGGAAAGGGGTGAAACAATGGATGATGCAAGAAAACTGATTGTCAGGGCTGACCAGATTGCCCGTGATCAGGGATTGAGCCAAGCGGAATGGTGTAGGAAGGCCGGGTTTGATGAGTTCGGGAAATTGGTCAGCAGGACTTACAGTCGGGGAAACTGCAAAATCAGCGTTCTGTCCCAATTGCTGAAGCCGTTGGGGTATGAATTGCGGATTGAAAAGAAGGAGGATGCCAAGGTTGGATGATCTGAAAATCGTGTACCTGTCCCCGGATGATCTGACACCGTATGAGAACAACACACGGAAACACAGCCCGGAAGACATTGAGGGGATCAAGAAAAGCATTCTGGATGTGGGGTTTGATGATCCTATCGGCATCTGGGGTGATCAGAACATCATTGTTGAAGGGCATGGGCGGCAGATCGCCGCAAAGGAACTGCATCTTGACCGGGTTCCCTGCATCCGGTTGGATCATCTGACAGATGCACAGCGGAGAGAATACGCTATCCGGCACAATCGGTCGGCTGAGATGTCGGCTTGGGACTTTCAGAAATTGGAGGAAGAACTGGCACAGCTTGAGATTGACGGCGTGGAAATGGACGATCTGAATTTTGTGCTTGGTGACGGCTCACATCTGGATGACCTTTTTACACCTGACGATAGTCAGGAAGAGAAGGAGCCGAAAAAGATCCAATGTCCGCATTGTGGGGAGTGGTTCACTCCGTGAAGATATTCCTTGCCGCTCCGCACTCCTACCCCGGCATGATCGCTGAATTATGTGGGGGGGGGTACTGGGGAAACCTTTATAAATCAAGGAGATAAGGCCGCTATGAAAATATTTTTGGCGGGGGGGGTATCGGGTAACATCAATCCCCTTTGGAAACAGATATCAAAAGGGAAAGGGTGGGATGAGTCCGTTGCAAGTTTTCTTGGCAGGGGTCGAGAGTCGGCATTGGATTCCTCTCCTGATGGTTAGTAATGAAACTGTATCTTGCAGGAGTTTGGCCGTGGAGAAATGGGGGGGGTATGACAAAATTGTTAAGGAATACCGCCCATATATTCTCGAATCGTTTTTTTACGCTGATGCTGACACAGAACGCCTGATACCCCATTTTGGCGATTTTCTATTAGACAGCGGAGCGTTCACGTTCATGCAAGGAAAAGGCGGCTCTCCAAACTGGGACGAATATGTGGAGAGGTACGCTGACTTCATCAACCGAAATAAGGTTAAGAAATATTTCGAACTGGATATTGATTCGGTGGTTGGGTATGAAAGAGTAAAACAAATCAGGACAACGCTTGAGCGGCTCACAGGCAGACCATGCATTCCTGTATGGCATCTCTCAAGGGGGCTTGATGAATACAGGAGGATGTGTTCTGAATATGATTACGTGGCTATTGGCGGTATCGTCAGTGGCGAAATCAAAAATACAAGTTATCATGCGTTCCCTGCACTCATTAAAGAAGCGCATGAGAGAAAAGCCAAGGTTCACGGACTGGGATTCACAGCTTTGGACTGGTTGAAAACTTGTCATTTTGATAGCGTAGATTCTACGGCGTGGACAACCGGAAACAGGTTTGGATACTGCTACTTTTTTGATGGGAAGACCATGAAGAAGAAGGATGCCCCCAAGGGCTATAAACTTGCAGACTCCCGAAAGGTTGCCCTCAATAACTACACAGAATGGCTGAAATTTCAGAAATATGCAGATATTCATCTTTAGGAGGAAAAATGAAAAAGGTTGTGCTTTTATCTGGCGGCGTTGATTCGTCAACCTGTCTTGCCGTTGCGCTAAAGAACACAAAGCCGGAAGATGTTCTTGCGGTAAATATGTTTTACGGACAACGCCACTTGAAGGAAATCCAGTCTGCTCGCATGGTGGCTTCACACTACGGGGTGGAGCTGATGGAAATGGATTTATCCATGATTTTCAGCAGAAGTGAATGCAGTTTGTTGGAAAAATCAGGGAACCCAGTCCCAGAAGGAAGCTATGCGGATCAGCAAAGGGAGAACCCGAATAAACCTGTCAGCACCTACGTTCCATTCAGAAACGGGCTGATGCTTGCCGCCGCCGCAAGCATTGCTGTCAGCATTGGCGCAGAAGTTGTTTTTTTCGGAGCACATGCGGATGACTCAGCCGGAGAAGCATACCCGGACTGTTCCCCGGAATTTGTGCGATCTATAAATGATGCTGTGTACCTCGGAACCGCCGGACAGGTGAATATCATTGCTCCATTCGTAAATAGCACAAAGGCCGATGTTGTCAGAGCCGGGCTGGAACTTGGCGTACCCTATCATCTGACATGGAGCTGTTACAAAGGCGGCGATAAACCGTGCGGAGTATGCGGAACCTGCATTGACCGGGCAAGGGCATTTGAAATCAATGGGGCGGTAGACCCAGCCCTTTGATATAAAAGCTGTATGCAAAAACCAGCTATAAAAAACTAAGAGGAGAGAAAGCAATGAAGAAAACGGTATCCAACCTGATCGGCATCAACATGGTATTCGTGGTGGCTCTGGTGATTTCCAACGTGGTCACGGCAAAGCTCTTCGCAACGGGCATCACCCTTTTTGGGAATGCCCTGACGCTCCCCGGTGCGGCTCTGTGCTACGCCATTACCTTCCTCGCAACGGATGTTATCGGGGAAATCTGGGGCAAGAAGGAAGCGAACCGGACGGTAAGATGGGGCTTTGTCGGGCAGATGGTAGCAACAACCCTGATCGTCCTGACGCAGTATCTCCCGGCGGCTGATCCTGAAGCACAGACGGCATACGAAAAACTGCTTGGGCAGAACTGGATTTTCGTTATCGGGAGCATGGTTGCGTATTTCACTTCCCAGAGCTGGGATGTTTACTTCTTCCACAAGATCAGGGACAGATATATTGAGAAGCATGGAAGCACGGAGAAGGGAAGATGGATCTGGAATAATGCCAGCACGATGACAAGTCAGATCATTGATACGGTGCTATTTATCGGCATTAGTTTCGGTATTGGTTTCGGCTGGCTATTCAACAGGGCTATGTGGGGGACGCTCGGATGTATGATGCTCGGACAGTATGGGCTGAAGTTCATCCTTGCGGCTCTGGATACTCCTTTCTTCTATCTGCTGACCAGACGAGCGGGAGGTGAGTCAACATCGGATGCAAAGGGAAATACGCTGAGTGGGTTACAGAAGACGGATTGCTCCGTGTTGAAGGATGGGCAAGAGATGGCCTGACGGATGAGCAGATATCCAAAAACATCGGCGTTTCCCACCAGACATTATACGAATGGAGCCGCCGCTTTCCTGCGTTTCTTGAAGCCCTAAAAAGGGGCAAGGCTCCTGTGGATCAGGAGGTGGAGAACGCCCTTCTGAAAAGGGCTATGGGCTATCAATACGAGGAAACCATAACGGAGGTGGAGCAGGTTCCAACGGGGCGGCTTGACGCTGACGGGAACCCCATCATGAAGCAGGTCAAGCATATCCGGAAGGTGCAGAAAACAGCCCTTCCGGATACCACGGCACAGATATTCTGGCTGAAGAACCGCCGACCGGACAGATGGCGTGACAAGCCGGTGGAAACGGTCATCAATGAAGAACCCGTCAAGATTGTGTGGGGAAAATCATGATTTATCTGTATGATCTGTTGGGGCCATCCTTTTACGAAGTGGCTGATGATGTGATTGCACACAAACACACGCATTATGATCTTTCCGGGGGCCGGGGATCACTGAAATCATCGGCAATCAGTCTGATGATTCCACCGTTGCTGATTCACAACCCCGGAACCCATGCCTGCGTTTTCCGCAAGGTTGGCAACACCATCCGGGACAGCGTTTATCAGCAATACATCTGGGCAATCGGAAAGTTGGGCATGGCTGATTTGTGGGAGGCCCGAAAAACACCGATGGAACTGATATACAAGCCGACCGGGCAGAAAATCATGTTCCGGGGCGCAGATGATCCCATGAAAATCAAGTCCATCAAAGTTCCGTTCGGATACATCGCAATCACTCATTTTGAGGAAAAAGACCAATTTGCCGGCCGGAAAGAGATTCACACAATCCTTGAATCCACCATGCGCGGCGGCGAAACGTTCTGGAATTTTGAAAGCTACAATCCCCCGATATCCCGTGAGAATTGGGCAAACCTTGACAGCGAGGAAAACCGCCCGGACAGGCTTTGCCACAAAAGCACCTATCTTGATGCCCCGAAGGAATGGCTTGGCTCTCAGTTCATCCTTGAAGCGGAGTACATGAAGGACACCAACGAACGGGAGTACAGGCACACCTACCTTGGAGAAGCGGTCGGAACCGGGGCTGATGTGTTCGAGAATCTGGAAATCCGGGAGATCACGGATGAGGAAATCAGCCACTTTGACCGGGTTTACAACGGCGTGGACTGGGGTTTCTTCCCCGATCCGTGGGCATTCAACCGGATGCATTACGATGCCGCCCGGAGAATCCTTTATGTTTTTGATGAGGACACGGCAAACAAGGCCGGTAACAAGGAAACGGCTGAAAGATTGCTTGCAAAGGGACTGACACGAAGGGACAGGATCACGGCAGACAGTGCGGAGCCGAAATCAGTCAATGACTATAATGCCTTTGGTCTTTTCTGTGTAGGGGCTGAGAAGGGAGCCGGATCGGTTGACTATTCGATGAAATGGCTTCAGCAACTGACGAAGATCGTCATTGATCCGAAGCGATGCCCGGACACAAAACGGGAGTTTTCCGCTTATGAGTATGAACGCACAAAGGACGGTGAAATCATGAGCGGATACCCGGACAAGAACAACCACCACATTGATGCTGTGCGGTACGGGACAGAGATGATATACCGGAAACCAGGTCAGCCTGTGCCGACAAAATATATCAGCGTATTTGGCTGAGAGGGGGAATCATTATGACTGCATTGAAAACCTATCAGGATTTCCAGAAGGAACCAGACAAGCTTGGATTCATCACTCAGGCCATCAACGAATACCGTTCAAGTGATGCCTACCGGGTTGCGCTGGATGCGGATGAGTATGAAGCGGAGCGCAATTCTACCATCATGCAATGGATTCGGTATATTTACAATATTGCCGGACAGAAAGTCCCGGACTTTACCGCCTCCAACAATCGCATTGCTTGCAATTTCTTTCACAGGCTGACCACACAGCGGACTGCTTACAGTCTGGGGAACGGTGTAAGCTTTGCCAACACAACCACGGAAACCGTTGACGGCAAAAAAAAGACCGTGGACAAGACAAAAGAAGCCCTTGGCAAAAAGTTTGACCGGAAAATTTATCTGGGCGCACACTATGCGCTCATTCATGGCATTTGCTATCTGATGTGGAACCTTGACCATGTTGAAGTGTTCCCGATGACGGAGTTTGTGCCGCTGTGGGATGAAGACAACGGCAGTCTCCGGGCAGGAATCCGGTTCTGGAGTCTGGATTGGGAGAAAAGGCCCATCACGGCGGTACTGTATGAGGAAGATGGATACACAGTTTACCGGACGGCAGATGGGAGCAAAGGGCTGAATCTTGCTGTTTCAGAACCGAAACGGGGGTACATCCGCAATATTCAGAGGACGCAGATTCAAGGGGAGATTGGTTCTGTTGAGCAGAATTATTCTTCTCTGCCGATTGTGCCGCTGTGGGGGAGCAAACACAAACAGAGCGAACTTGTAGGGATGAAAAACAAGATTGATAGTTTCGATCTTATCCGCTCCGGATTTGCAAACGACTTGCAGGAATGTGCAGAAATTTTTTGGATCATCGGCAATGGCCTTGGAGAAACGGACGAAAGCCTTGCTAAGTTCCGGGACAGGCTCAAGCTCAACCACATAGCGACGATGGATACCGGAAACAGCAGTATTACCCCGTACACACAGGAAATCCCGACAACGGCGAGACAGGTATATCTGGACGGGATCAAGGCGCAGATTTATGAGGATTTCGGGGGCCTTGATGTTCACACCATCGCCGCCGGGGACACGAATGATCATATCAATGCCGCATATCAGCCCCTTGACGAAGAAGCGGACGATTTTGAATATCAGGTTTCTGATTGCATTGAAGGGCTGTTGAACCTGCTTGGAATTGAGGATGAACCGATTTTCAAACGGAACCGGATTAGCAACGAAAAGGAAACCACGGAGAAAGTGCTGATGGCGGCAAATTACCTTGACAGAGCAACCGTCCTGCGGAAACTTCCGTGGATCACGGTCGATGAGGTGGACGGAATCCTTGAGGCGCAGGATGAGGAAATGAACGCAAGGCTTGCCAATGAAGGTGATGACTGATGCCGGACATCGGTACAAAAGCGGCTGACCGTGGGCAGGAAGAAATTGCCCGGAAACTGAAACGGATATACCGCCAAGCTCGGAAAGAAATCAATGAAAAGCTGATTGCCTATACGGATGAGTTTGCCAAAGAAGATGCCCGGATGCAGAAATTGCTGAATGAAGACAAGATCACTCCGGCAAAATATCGGCGATGGAAAAAAGCAGAGGTTTTCAGAGGAAAGAACTGGAAAGCCCTGTCCCGTCAGGCAAGCGAAATATTGAGCCGTGTGAATGAAGCCGCTCTCAGCATCATCAGCGATGAAAAGCTTGGAGTGTTCGCCACAAATGCGAATTATATGGCGTATAAGCTTGAGCAGGGCGCAAAGATGGAGCTTGCTTTTGCTATCTATGATGAGGAAACTGTTAAATTACTGATAGCAGATGAACCGGATTTGATGCCCCGGAAATGGCTGAACAAGCGGAAAGACAGAGCATGGATCACTCATCAGATTGACACCGCAATCACGCAGGGAATCATTCAAGGTGAATCCATTGAAGATACCGCAAACCGGATTGCAAAGCAGACGGGAGACAGCAACGAAATCGCCATGCTCCGGTATGCCAGAACGGCGATGACATCCGCTCAGAATGCCGGACGGATTGAAACCATGCACAGGGCGCAAGGCATGGGGATCACAATGAAGAAGCAATGGCTTGCTACACTTGATAAGCGCACCCGTGACAGCCACAGACATCTTGACGGGCAAATCAGGGAAGTGGATGAAGCCTTTGATTCCGATTATGGGAAAATCATGTTCCCAGGCGATCCTGATGCACATCCGGGGGATGTTTACAACTGCCGTTGTACGCTGACTTATGTGTTCCCGGAATACCCGGAAGAAAATGCAAAGCGGCGTGACAATGAAACGGGCGAAGAAATTGACGATCTATCCTATGATGAATGGCTTGCAATGAAGGGAAGGGGAAAATCATGAGTGTGATCTTTATCAGCCACAAACAGAAGGTGCTTTCTGCTGTTGATCAAGCCATCACCCGTGGCCTTGAAATCTGCGGCGGCAAGGCTGAAAGCTATGCAAAGAAACTCTGCCCGGTCAAAACAGGCAGACTGCGGAACAGCATTGCTCACGCACAGGTAGATGAGCGGACGGAAGTCATTGGTTCCAATGTGGAATATGCTCCCTACGTGGAACTTGGAACGCACAAGCGCAAGCCGAAGCCGTTCTTGCGCCCGGCGGCAGAAAACCATTCAACGGAATACAAGGCCATCATTCAGACAGAACTGTCAAAAATTGAATGATGATTGAGAAAGCGGAACAAAAGCGGTATACTGATTTTGTCAGGAACTGCCAAGTCTCCGTGGCATGGGGCCGGGATGAATATCCTTGCCCCTCTTTTTTGTCACTTTTGAGGATGAAAAGCCGGAATAATGACGGTTTTGTCCTTTTGCTCCCCTTGCCTTTTTCGCCAAAATATGCATGAAGGGCGAAGAACCGCCCGACAAATAAACTCCGATGAGCCAAGGAACAGGCTCCGAAGAACGGGAGGAAAAGCAAATGGCATCTTGGAAGGAAATCCCCGGGTACGAAGGATTGTACCTCATCAGCAGTGATGGGGATATCTTATCTCTTCCTAAAATGTCACGTAAAAAAGCCAAACTTCTAAAACCATGCCTGCGTGGAGACTGTGTGAAATATCAGTTTGTGCGTCTTTCAAAAGATGGCAAAACGGAGAAGTTTTCTCTGCATCGACTTGTCGCAATGGCCTTTCTTCCGAATCCAGAAGAACTGCCAGAAGTGAACCATAAAGACAAAAACCCAATGAATAATAAGGTTGAGAATCTTGAATGGTGCACACGACAATACAACATCGAACACGGCAAAAATAAGGCTGTGTATCAGATGAATGGTGGGCATGTGGTTAATCGCTTTCAAAGCATTACACATGCAAGCGAAAGCACAGGCATAGGGAGACGGAACATTAACAATGTTCTGAAAGGTTGGGCTGTCAATGCTGGTGGATACCAGTGGAAATACGTGACAGAATAAGGAGGATGTACAAGTGGGATTCAGACGGGCAGACTTGAGAAAAATCCTTGGAGACGCTTACACGGACGAGATCGGAAACGAACTTGTCAGTCTGCATCTTGGGGTGGTCGATCCTTTGAAGGACGATCTGGAAAAATACAAAGCGGATGCCGAAAAAGTCCCGGCTCTGACGAAGGAAATTGAATCCCTCAAGGGCGGCGAGGACTGGAAAGCAAAGTACGAGAAGGAAAAGGCCGACCATGATGCCTACAGGGCTCAGGTTGCCAAGGATGCCGATATCGCCAAAGTACGGGCGGCTTATCGGAGTGTGCTGATTGAGGAAAAAATCAGCGAGCAGACTATTGATTCCATTCTCAATGCAACCGATTTCAGCGGAATGAAGCTGACTGCGGACGGCAAGATTGAGAACTTGGAACAGGTCAAAAAAGACATTGATTCCAAGTGGGGTGGATTCAAGGTCACCACAACTCCGCAGGGTGCGAGGGTGGACAATCCCCCGAACAACAACGGAAACACCGCCAAGAAAACGATGGAAGAGATTTACGCACGGGATGAACACGGGCGTTATAAGCTTTCCACCGAAGAACGGCAAAAAGCATTGCAGGAAAATCTGCAGAAAGGAAGTTGATTAAATGCCTATCGAATCTTTGACCAATCCCCGTGACAATCTGCCGAACGTATACGGTTCCGGTGCTACTGCCGTGACTGCCCGTGAAGTGGATTTCGTTACCCGGTTCGGGCAGAATTGGGATGCCCTGCGTGAAATCATCGGCATTTCCCGTCCGATCCGCAAGACCCCCGGAACCAAGCTGACTTCCTACAACGCCAGTGTTGCCCTTGCGAGCGGCACGGTTGGCCCCGGCAACGTGATCCCCTATTCCAAGGCCACGATCACAAAGGCGGCGCAGGAAGACCTGACCATCGAGAAGTACGCCAAGGCGGTTCCGATTGAGGATGTGGACAAGTATGGAGCCGCCATCGCCATCGAAAAGAGCGATGACGCTTTCCTGACTCAGCTTCAGAAAACCGTCATGAACAAGTTTTATACCTTCCTTGCGACCGGCTCCCTGACCGGGACTGCCGCCACTTGGCAGGCCGCTCTTGCCAAGGCACAGGGCGAGGTGCTGAACAAGTTCGCTACCATCCAGAAGGACGTTACCGAAATCGTTGGTTTCGCCAATATCCTTGATGCCTATGACTATCTGGGGGCCGCTGACATCAGCGTTCAGACTCAGTTTGGTCTGAATTACATCAAGGATTTCATGGGATACCGTACCCTGTTCCTGCTCCCGGCGGCTCAGATTGCCCGGAACAAGATTTTTGCTACCCCCGTGGAAAACATTGACCTTTACTATGTTGATCCCGGAGACAGCGAGTTTGCCCGGTTGGGTCTGAACTACACTGTGCAGGGTGAAACCAACCTGATTGGTTTCCATGCGCAGGGCAACTATTCCACCGCCGTTGGCGAAAGTTTTGCCTTGATGGGTATGGCCCTGTGGGCTGAATATCTGGACGGCATCGCCAACATCACTATTTCCGCATCCAACACCACGAACCCCACAACCTAATTCGGAGGGTTGACGGATGAACAGAGTGATCCACGATTTCCGGGACTTGTATGACGGCGAACATCAGTACCGCACGGGGGACACTTTCCCCCGTGACGGTCTTGAGGTCACGGATGCAAGAATCAAGGAACTCAGCGGCAGTGACAATGCCGCAGGATTCCCTGTGATTGCCCATGAGAGGGCCGCTGAACCCCGGAATGAAGAGGAACAGGGCAAACCCACGGAAACGGCTAAAAAAGCCGCCAGAGGTCCTAAAAAGGCTACTAAATAAAGGAGGGAGATCATGCTTCAGCAGATTTGTGAATACATCCACAACTATTTCATCAAAACCGCAAATGTTGGGGATTTTGTGATTGATGCTGACGGCATGATTTCCCCTCTTTCTCTTAAAGAAGGTCAGCGGTTCTGGATCACCAATTCCGATCTGAATGACGGGGTTTATACCTACCATGCGGACGGAATCACCAATGATGATGACAATTCAGCGGCGGGACTCCGGGCTGAATCGTTTGCAGGGACGATCTGCGCTATGGCTGTCCCTCCTGCGGTCATTGCGCTTGCCGGAGAGATTAACGATTGGGT